GTTGGTTCCGGCACCATCAGTCGTGGTGATCGTCGCGTCAACGTACACCGGCATACCATGGATTGCGTAACCCGTGTAACCCTGCGCGACGGGAGATCCGTCTCCGCTGGTCGACGCAAGCGGATTGAGCGCGACAGCCATCGGCAGAAGGAGCGGCCGATTCTGATTGTCAACACTCGACATCCAGTACGCGAATCGGCGCGGGTGAACCACGATGCCGGTCGGTGCCTGCAAGTTGCCGGCGTGGATCTGCTGCGTTGCGTCCGCGATTCGCTTGAAATCGGTGACGAGCGCTGGCGTGCTGGTCGTGTTCGTCACCGTGTACGAAGCGCCTGCCACAACTGCGGCAATCACGCGCTCGTTCTCGTCACGAGCGAGCAGGTCACTGAGGTGATTCGCGACGATCAGGTCAACGGAAGCACCGAGCGTACCCCTATCGACGAGATAGTTGCTCAGATCCTGTGTGCCGCCGATCTCAAGCACGGACGACGTTGCCGCATCCAACGCAATATTGGTTTCCTGCAGCGTATTCAGCGGGTCTGCCTGCGCAAGGCTTGCGACGGCGGCGTTGCCGGTCTGGTACGGGATGGTGATCGTGTCACCCTGCACCGGAAGCGCGTTCTGATTCGTAAGTCCGCTGGTGATGGCCTTTGCCACGCGACCCTTCTCGAATCGGTCCTGCAGGAACAGCGGAACGATTGCCTCGGCACCCTTGTTGCTTACATTGCCAAGGTCTCGCTTCTGCATGTCGTCCGCAGCGTAGGCACGGTTCTGTGCCTGGCGCTGGCGTGCGTCCTCATCACCGTTTGCTCGTGCGTGAGCAAGGTCGATGAAGAACGAATGCTCGGAGCGCTCGCCGTACACCGGTCGAAGCTCGGGCTGGCGCGGCGTTGCGGGAGCCTTCGAGCGCTCCTCACGCTCGCTGCCCTCAGTGGCAATGACCGCTGCACGAAGCTCGGGAAGCTCTGCCGCTGCCTCAGCGTCGCGAGCGGCACGAGTGTCCATCAGATCGCGAACACCGCGAGCTGCAGAAACCAGCTCGTCATGCTGGACCTTCTCGTCGGCGGTCAGCGCGCGCTTCTCGGCGATCGCTGCGTCGGTGATTGCATCGGCCTGTGCGAGCAGCTCCGCGCGCTTTGCCTTGAGCTCTTCCATGAACGGCGTCTCCTGTGAGATCTGGCCGCCGCCTTCATGGCGACGTATCACACATGCGCGCCGTGCTTACCTAGTCAGGTGACAATTGTCATGCGTAGCGTTCAAGGTTCGAGATACTGCGCAACGTCTCAGGATCGTATCCACGCTCGTCAACGTCGTCGTCTTCGCACTCGCACGGATCACAGCCGCACTCGACACATACGACCGACACCGCTTCCATCGACGTGCCGCGATACGCGGGCCAGTTCACGCCTGACACCTCATACAGCTTCTCGATTTTGGTGACGTGAGCACGAAGCGTGCCGTCCTCATCCTCCGACAAACGCTCACCACCCTGAGCGATACGAAACCCAAAACTCATCTTGTCAACGTCGCCACGCTCAACGGCGTAATACAGATCGCGCGCGTCGGATCGGCGCGGATCCAAATCAGCTTCGATAAGAATCCCGCGCTCGTCCTTCGACAGCCTGAGCGTGCCCTTGCTGCTATTCGCAAGCGCAAGTCCCTCATGCTCACCCTGCATACGAACACCCAACGTATTCAGGTCACCCAGGTGATCTAGTGCGCGCTGATCAATCGTTTCGATAACGCTACCCATACGCTCCGATTCGCTGTTGAACACGATCGCGTAGCCACGCACGCGCAAAATGCGATCCTTGCCGTCTTCGCTACGCGTCTCATCTATCGGAACAGCTTCGAGCCAAACCTGTGATCGTCGATCCATGTCACGCATTATCTGAGCCCTCCTTGGCTCCCACATCTACAGACGTAGACGCGCCCGCCTTCATTGGCGGTAATCCTTCGGCCTCGCGGGCCTCACCAACCTGCATCCACCCAGCCGCGATAGCGGACGCATACCCTGCATAGCGCGCCTCAAGATCGGGTCGCGTGATCTCGTCCGTGTTGAAGCGCGGCACCCACGGCGAACGAACACCAAATAGCTGCTCGTCCATATTCAGCGCGCCCTCAACCAAATCCAGCCACGGACGCAGCGCATACGTAAGCAAATGCTGATTATTTGACGATGCGTTGTCGTACGTCATCGCCGAGCCTTCCGCGCCAATAAACGCAGGAGGGATATTCAGCAGGCGCGCGGCGTCGGTGGCGCTCATTTGTAGCTGCTCGATGAACTGCGCGTTCTCGTTTGTCATGCCAACGGTCTGGAACTTACCGCCACGATCCAAAACGGCGATCTTGCCAGCGTTTTCGCTGCCGCCGTACGCGGCTCGCCACGCATCCGCCATCTCAACGCCCTGCTCAAGCGATAGCGGCTCGTCAACACTCAGCACGCCCTTTGGCACGCCACCGTTGCGATACATCGCACCCTGATACTCCTGCGTCGCGAGCGCATTCCCCAGCGAGTTACGCGCCACCGAAATCATCGACTCGGGACGAAACGTGGAATGCAGCGCAGGTCCACGGAAATGAATCATGTGCCGGCCATGCACACCCATCGCGAACTCGCCACCCTCACGGGTATACACGTCATACCGCAGCTCGCGATCCTTACCGCGATACTTCTCCACCAACTCCGGCTCAAGAAGAAACAACTCCGGCGCATCGATGCCATCCGTCGCGGGCAGCTTGAGCGCGAACGCGTTATGCGTCGGGATTAGATGCGAGAACAGCGTCGTGAGCGCCACCGCAGCAGGCGTCTCGCTATTCCACTGCGAACGCAATCGAATCGCGACACCAGCACCCCGCACCACCTGATTGTTTTTTGTTTCGTCGCGAACCTCGAGCGGCAGCGTACCCGCCGTCTTTGCCAGCAGCATCACGCCAGCCCAGAACGGCGGCAGCCCCATCGCCGCATCACGATCGACGTACTGCCCGCTGAGCGCATCGAGGCGGCCCATACCGAGGCTCGATCGGTACGCGGTGGACTGCACTACCTCACGAAGCTGCGCAATGCTTACATCGCCTCCGGGAGCGCCCAGAATCACGATGCCCACCCCGTCTGCGCGAACTCCACATCGCAGCGGTCAATGAACAGCACACCAGCAGCCGCATTCAGCTTCCCGTGCTCGTCCTCCACGCGCGCATCACCCAGCGCGTACACACCACCACGCTTCGACAGCAACACCCCATCAATGGTGCGCTTCGTCTTGAGATGCAACCGGACACGCTCACGAACCTTCATGCTCGTGCGCGCACCCCGACCCGCGTCGGGTTACGCAATGATCAAACCACGCGCCGCATATTGATTCTGCTGCTCCCCACCCAATAACTCACCCGCAGCCATCATCGTTGCGATACCCGCATCATTCGGCACGTCGCTACCCTCACGCGGCTTGTCCGGATGATCATCCCACCGCCACGCACCATTTGGCCCGTACCGCGTCCGCATGTTCAGCACGTGCTTGCGATACGTCAGATCACCGCCATGCACGAGCTTACGAGACTGGATCGCTTCCAGCAACGTCGTCGAATCCGGCCCCGTATCACCCCACGCAAACCGATACTCACGAATGATCTGACTACCAAGCCTACGCTGCAACGCCTGGAACAGCGACACGAGCAGCGCCGGATCACCAACGATACGTTTCACGTTATACCGCTCGATCTGCTCAAACACGTGCTGATGCACCGTCGCTTCAAGATCAAGCTCAAGCCCCTTCTCACGCGGAGGACGCCAGATCATCGCATCAAACCTTGCGCGACCATCCGGCAGCATCCCCGCAGTAACCACAGCGCTGCAGTCCTTTCGGTACCCAGCATCCACACCAAGCACCACATCCTGCCCATCGAGCAGCGGAGCAGCGTCAGGATCGGCGCACGCATCCCACATCTCCGGTGGCACACCCTCACCACCCGCATCCTTCACAGCATCGTTCATGTAGTACACCCGAAACCGCGCCTCGCTCTTGCCCGGCTTCGGCGGAGCTTCATCCGCAATCAACTGCTCCACATCGATGACGCTCAACGGATTACACATCCGCACCGCATGCGCGTCGAGATGATCCACCTCCACATCACGCGGCACACCCCACCGAACCATGATCTGACGCCCCACACGAAAAACCTGCAAATAATCGTGGATCGTCTCGACCGATCCCACACCCGACTCAACCGCGTCACAAAAACCAATCTGCAACTCCTCAAGCGGACCCGCGCGCACCATCCCCTCAGTAGTCACGTCAATAGCAATCGGCTGCTTACGCTTATGCATCGACTCGATAAACGTGCTACGCAACTCGCCGTTCGGATGAACGTGCAACTCGTCGTTCAACAACGCATGCACCTTCTTACCCTGCTTCGTCGCCGCAATACGGCTCACGATCTTCCACGAACCAAGCGTGTCCTGACACGAAAACGCGCGAGCAAACTTATCGCACGCAGCCTGCAGCTCCGCCGACTGCTGCCACATCTTCTGCGCCGGCTCAAACACCGCACGCGCCTGATCCTCACCCCACGCCGACGAATACACCTCCGGCGCACCCTCATCGTCATACACCAAAAAGTAGAACCCCAACGCCGACACCAGCGCGCTCTTGCCGTTACCACGCGGAATCACCAACACAAACTCGCGCCACCGACGCAGCTTCGTCGCCGGATCAACCTCGAACATCAAATCCAAAACCCAACGCTGCCACGGCTCCAACAAAAACGGCTCGCCAAGCAACGCGCCATCAGTGTGCTTGCAATGATTCTCAATGAACCACGACACCGACTCGCCATTCGTCAACTCGGGACGATACGCATCCCAAAACGACGGATCCTGATGCGGGTTACGCATCCGGCCTAATCCGATCCGGCGCACCCTTCGGCAACTGCGGACGCGAACCAACCCCCGGCCCCTTCAAATCAGCAAGCGCCATCCTCGACAACGGATCCAAACCAAGCCGCGCCGACAACGCACGAAACTCCGCCATCAACTGAATCATCGCCGTCACCCCCGGATGCTTCTTAAACTCCACACGCCCATACGCATCCTCCTGCTCATAAATCCCCTCAAGCGGAGTAGCCGCATCCACAGCAAACACACGAACCACCAACACGCACCACGACGCCAACATCGGAGCCTCGGCAGGCTCATACCAACCAATCGACGCACGCGGCGCAATCCACCGATCCCACGCATCCCGAGCAGGGCCAC